CCATGGCCTGGTCTTTAGCACCTGTGCTGAGCAATTCAGCAACACGGCGTTCAAACATCTCAACAGCCTTGGTCTCGGATTCTTTGCGAGCAGTGTCTTCACGGTCAATAGCTTGACCTAGGATCACAAACTCAGATGTAAAGTCATCAAGAGTCCAACCAGATGTGTCAACGCCACGTGGGCGAACACCGTAGGCGTCCTTGTACATATCCCAGTAAGTGGCCTGAGCTTGCTCTAAGTCTGTCATGTCTTCCCAAGTTGTAAATTCTGTAGTCATTTGTGGCTCCTTATTTCTTACTATGTTCATATTATAGCAAATCGGTAATTATTGGTCAACCAAAACGCAGTGTTGCATTTAAGCAACACCACGCACGTCTGTGTTTAAATTGGGCTTGTGCTCACGGATCATCTCACGCTCTAATTTGTGAGCTTCGGTTTTGCCACGCACAACATCTACAACCACCAAGTTAAATGTGTCAACACCACGCTCACGCATGCACTCATATAGTGCCCAAGATTTGTCTTCTGAACGTGAGCGATATACGTGTTTGTTAAAACGCACTTGAGCACTCTTGTTAACAGTGCTTTCTGTCTTGGCTGTGACACCAATGTAGAAGTCAGCACCGCTTTGCAACATATAAATGATATGTGTACGATCGGTGCGCTTTTTACGTGATTGCTTTTTTAAGTTCATAGTGTATTATAGCAAATCGGGTATTTCTGGTCAACCAAAATTCGTGTTGTACAAAAACAACATGCTGGAATACACACTGGATTAAGCTGGATTAAGCTGGATTATAGTGGAATTATCGATAATATTATCGGGGATTATTGATTAGGGTACTTTATATGGACCTGTATATACAGTATAATTACCAGATTTGGGTATGGGTTCATTATATATTTTCATAAACAGTAATGCTTCTCCCCGAAACTCAAAATATACTTCGTCGATTATATCACTTGTTTGATTATCAGTATGCTCTACTAGATTAACTTTCCATAATCCAGAAAAATTTATATCAGTCATCCCCGGGCAATACCTTTAATGAACTTGTCAATATCTCCATATAATGAATACATAGTGGCTTCTCGACTACCAAATAATAATAACTTTGGCTTTTTGCCAAGAAAAATATAATACGGACAAGTGAGTTTTCTGTCTAGAGTTAATAGTCGCCCGGGTATGGCAGGCATGCTGGGAGGAACATCAAACTCATAATGCTCAATTTTTAACAAATCAAAAACAAAAAAGCCTTCGGCAGTGAGTCGAAGGCCTGCATCTTTGTCGGGATTCTTCCACCACTCTTGCATGGCTTCGTCGAGTGTGAGTGCTATGTCACTGCGAAGCTGTTCAATCAACTGCTGAGTTAACGTGATCTTATTGAGCATTGGGGAACACTTGCGCCCCTTGAGTCAACAGCACCACACTGAACTTGTCAGTTTTAAACTGCGTGTTGAGTTTACGAGCCAAATTGATAGCATGTCCAGGATTGGAAAAGCTGACTTTCTTGTACTTGGGTCCAGGATATTGTGTGAGCATGTTTGATGTTTTAAGATTAATAGGGGTAGTATCGTAGAATACTGCCCATACTCCTTCAGACGCCAGAACTTGTTCCGTCTTGTAACTTTGTTTGTTTGTGTGCTCTATCAGCACACTGGGTTTTGGTCGACTCATCATTAAACTCCTAGTATTATTTACCTAGAAAACTGAGTAGTTTAAAATGTACCACCGGTGATTTCCACTTGAATTGCATCATCGGACTTGCTGGTTGTTTGGCGTAGTTGTTCTAAAACCAGTAATAATTTAGTGATATCTGCGTGTAGATCTTTGGCATCTTTGAGCGGCATAGAGAAATCCTTTTGCCCTCTAGACTCATGTGCTTTGATGCTGTCAACAAAACGATTGATGTGCAAGCTCATACAGTTGCCTAGGTAGACATGTTGGTGGGTTGAACACTTGCTTCATCTTTGGAATGAAAAGGGCCTTGATACTTGTAACGTTCGAGCACAATGAGTTTGGGGTTATGTATAGGCTTCCAGTTGCGATGTTGCTTGACCAGGTACCATCCGGCTGCAAACCATGATTTGCTTTTGTTGTTTTTGGTAAACAGCGGCAGCTTGTGCTTCACATCCCAGATGGGATTGTGTGTTCTACATCCGGTGCTGTAGCCATGTACTAGGTCTGCCGCTGGTTTGGTTACTTTTGCAGCTGGCTCAAATTCCACATTCTCACGCTTGCGTAACATGGGAATGGTCTTGTACAGTCCAACTTTGTTTTCAATTGTGATTTGATATCCATCGTTGACTGCCTGGATGTTACCAATCTTTTGGTCATCTTTTTTCAAGATCCAATATTCGTTATCAACTACTGGTTTGGCGTGTATCATTTAATACTCCTTTGTATGTTTCATTGAGCCATCGACTGATTGTATCAGCCGAATCAATGAGCTTGGTCAGCTCGTACTTGCCACAAAATTTCATGAAGTGCGCTCCTACCATGCCCACATCTTTGTGACTAAGTTGTTCACGGATTGCGGCATCTACAGTTGCCTTAACCGCATCCGGTTGTGCATTAAGATCGATCAATGTACAGTTACGTTCATAATCGTCTAACACTCTGTGTTCTAAACCATTATGGTCGGACCAACGTTGAAGCATCATGTTGTTCCAAGAATATCCTTTTTTGTCTCTGTCGGCAAAGGCCTCACGGAGACCAACTTTATTCTTTGTCCCTTTTTCACGAACTCCTGGATAAGCAGAGAATACGTTGTCTGACGTGTCACCACGCATGCACTTCTCAAATAGTAGCCAGGCCGGATCCGGGATGGTTTTTGGTTGTTTAGTTTTTTTATCTGTAACAGGCTTACCCTTGGCATCAAATATACCCTCTAGTGTGATCAGTTCGTCTGTGATACCATTGTATTGTGTGACATTGGGGGCAACCAGTTGCACAAAGTCTGTGTCTGAACTAACTACCACATGATCGTCTTGGGGGTGTAATGAAATCCAACGTGCAATGATATCATCTGCTTCGGCTGTTGCGCAACGAATAACACTGCAATTGGTTCTGTCTGACAAGTATTTAGTCAGATTGTCATAAGTTTCCCAAAACAGCTTGTCTTCTTCTGCTTCGTCCTCAGTCATTTTACCACGTGCTACAGCACGGTTCTTCTTGTAGGGCTCATAGTAGTCCTTGCGCCAGCTACGACCTTCCAGTGCGAAGACCACGTGATCTGCTTGAAAACGCTTGGCTACCTTGTTGGCAGCCATCATTGTAACGTGTAGTGCAAAGCCTAGTTTAGTCCACGTGTCACTGGCTCTGTGGGCACCGTGACGTGCTCGGAAAAACATGTTTGCTGTGTCAATAAGTAGGTATTTCATCTGGACTCAATAGTTGGTTGCGTTTAACGTATTGTAACACATATTCCGCCCAATAGCAATGGGCATCTGGCCCAAAATGCCAACTATCCGGACTAACTGTTTTGAATCCGTTGCTTCTTAAAACCGAATTGTAAGTCATTTCGGCAGCATACGGGTGCATGTAGCTAGAACCCCACGCTTTTTGATCTGCAATACCATCAAAATGGTTGTTGCCGTTAAACATCACATGCCGAATTTCCTGTGCTTCCAGTTCCTTGTGAAACTCCCAAATTTCATTGTGAGCACGTTGTCTGCACTTGTCCCAGTCCACATCAATGATAAACTGTTTGTAACGCTGTTGCAGTTCCTGGGGCACTTCATCAATACCGCTGGCATTTACTTGAAGGTCTTGACCATCATGCCACCATTCTTCCCGTTCCCAAGTGGTCCATTGGATAACCATGAAACAATCTTTAACAGCATCGGGGTTGGCCTCGATCCATTCACGTGTGGTACGCATGATGCGTGTGTTTGAACATCCTGCTTGGGCATCCAAGTACAGTATGGCATTTAACCAGTTGGCTAGTTCACAACCAAAACTCGCACGTTCGTTGTCAGGGTGTGGCTGTCGTCCCAGCCCATAAAACAATCCGTCATCCATAGCCCAGGCGTGTGGATTTACTGCCTCGGCCGCGGCAGCATGACTATTGCCGTTGACATACAAAATCATTTTTGGGTAAGTATTTTTGCTGTTTCTGCTTCTGCAACTCGCTTGCGCAAACTGCTAGAACTAAAACTATGGTCACGTCTATTGAATATTACCTGTATGGCACGACCAGCACCTTCGTTGCGTCCGGTAAAGTTCTTGTCCTCATACTCTGTACCCAAAATACGAATGTCCAACGGAAGTATCAGTAACAGGTCAATCAAGTCTTGCTCAGTTTGATACACAACAACTTCATCAACATAACGACAAGCCGCAAGTTGAATCTGCCTTTCCACAACACTTTGAATAGGTTTGTTCTTGGTGTCGGGTCGGTCAATTGTGGGGTCAGTTTGTAGTCCGCAAATCAAATAATCACAGTGGTTCTTGGCTTCACTTAACATGGCCACATGCCCGGCATGCAACATGTCAAAGGTTGAGAATGTGATGCCAATCTTCTTTCCCTGTGCTTTTAGTTCTTTGATGTGATTAAAAATCATGATACTTCGCTCCTGCCATTACCAATGTCTTTGCTTTGTACCCAGATACCTGAGTTCTTGATTGCTTGTTCCTGTTCCCATGTTTCCATGACAACATGTCTACATACATTTTGGAACCACTGATCAACAATGTCTGCATCTACTTTGCCTTGGTAACCAGCCTTGATTAGTCTGGCAACAAAGATTTCATTCCAATCCAATTCAAAGCTACCTTGATGCAAGTTAGTAGGATCAATGTCCATGCTGAGAATTGTCACATAAGGTTCGCCTGCCTCGGTAGCAATTTGTTTAGCAGTTTTTTCAGGAACCTTGACCTTGGGTACAGTAGGAATCTTTGGAGCCACTTCCACTGGCTTTTCTACCTTCTTGGGTTTTAAGAACCTATCAAATATTCCCATCACTTGCCCCATCCATTGCCCCAAAGATCAACGTGCAACCTTGGAGTATAATAATAACCACGTGCAAGTGCCCAGTCTGCAACGTTCACACGATTCTCTGAGTACGGTGCAACAACTCCACCTTGTGGCATCACATACACCACTCCTGTAAATCCTGCCGCACGGTAATCTGCTACGGCACGATCTACTTCTTCAAAATGTGCTTCGCTGTCGATCACAAACTTGAGATATACTGTGCCTACTTCTTGATATTCTGCCACAACCTCGGGCTTGATAGCTTCGTCCCATACTTCGCCACTGGCACTGAGTTTGGGACTTACACTAAATGTAAGTTCATTCTGTCCAGCAAGCCACTCGTTAAGATATGTTTTAAATTTAGGCTGTAGTTTTTGAGTACCATTGGTTTCAAATGTGACATTCTTGATACTACGCATGTGATCATGGTCAAACAGGTCTTGATATGTGCGTTGCCATCCCAGCAACGGCTCGCCACCAGTGATCACAAGATGTGTATCATTGCCTGTGCGATTAGTCCATTTGCGATCTGGGATCAAGGCTAGCATCTTGTCTACCAGTGCATCAATCTCATAGGTAGGACTGAGTTCTTTAAAGTCCGGATGCCACGAAGCATAGCTGTCACACCCTGTGTTCACCAGGGGTAGCTCTTCAAATGTTTTGTACAAGTGTACAGTCTTGGCAACTTCGTCTGCTTCTGTTGACTTCTCACCTGGCTTGCACCCAAATCCTGCGCAGGTAAAGTTACAACCGAATGTTCTCAAGAACACTGACGGGACACCAATAAAGCGTCCTTCACCTTGTGCAGAATAAAATAGTTCAGATACTTTGAGTTTCATATTAAATGTGTGTTAAACTTTGCGGGCCTTGACCAGCAAATGCCAGCCCAGATACTCTCTTACAGCTTGGCGATGAGAGTCTGACATGGCCTCAAACCATGGCTCCAGCACATACTGACCTTGCTTGTATGAATCTACATTATACATGAAACAGTGGTCTTGACGCAACCTCTCAATGTACCAACCATTGTCACTGTTCATCATTTGATGAATTTCATCTTTGGAGAATGCTTGTGCATACGGGCAACCTGCTTGTGCTTCAAATTGGTCAAGCCCTTTTTGTATCATGGCATACTTCCAGGAGTTTTTGGCATACACCATAAATCGGAATTCGCCACCATGCTTGACCACTTCATGTACATTGTCAATAATCTTGTCAATGCCCGGGAAGTGATGGATCACACCATAACTGTACACAAGATCAAATTCGCCCAGTTTAGCAAGTGCTACTGCATCGGTTGCATCTACATTATAAAATTCACCTTCAAGTCCTAGTGTTTCGAAACGTTGGCGGCTCAGTGCAATACTTTGATCACTTAGGTCAATACCCACATACTCTGCGCCATGCTTGGCAAATTCTTCTGCATCTGATCCAATGCCGCAGCCAATTTCCAACACACGTTTGCCAGCCCACAGGTGAAATCCTGCAAACTCAGCAATGTGAGATTCTACTTTGTATCGGCGCTCGCTCACTTCCTGGAAGAATTCAGCAGTACCAATATCGCTAGTACCGTGTTTGATATTACACGGCTGTGTGTTCCAGTATTTTTTAATACGATCTTCAAGACTTGATTGTGACATTTTGTTTATTACTGTGTGGGTTAGCAAACTGCATCATTTGCTTGTTGACATCGTTCTTGGCCAATTTCTCCCAAGGGTCTTGGGTGCCTTTAAAGATGTTGGCAAAGAAACTCATGTCCTTGCCGCATTCGTTTTGCAAGTAAGTGGCAATTTTGGCACTGTCGACATGACGAAGTTCCATCTGTTGCACACTATGAAAGTCTCTAGGATCTTTAGGATTGCCTTCAAGCATGGGACGATTCTGGAATGTTTCATCGTTGTTGTTGCCGGTAAGATCATGACGATCATGTAACACATCAACTTCAATACGTTCCCAAATGTCCAGCATGTATGCCTGTTGACTTAGCCATGCATCACTAATTTGATGTGGACTCAAGTAACCCAACAGGTCCAACCACTTGCGAGGTGCAATAGGAAAGATACTGTAAGGATGATCATGATGTGTATGGAATGCAAGCAGTTTAAACTCGCCATCGTGCTTCATGATTTCTTTGTCCCAGTCTTGAGTTTCCATCACCGCATCGTCATTCCAAAACACCAACCAACGTGCATCACTATTACGTGCTAGTTCGTTGACATATTCATTGAGACGAATATACCCTAAAGGAGCAAAGCTCATGGCGGTATAATGCACACCTTGTGCATCTAGCCAAGGTTGCAATTCCTCTTCAAAGTGTTTGGTGCCAATTTCGTCATCGTCATCAAAGCCAAACATCAATTGAATTCTATTCGGCGCTGCCGCTAATTCAATTACACTTTTTACGCTACGCTCAAGTGAGTCAGAACGACCACGTGTGGGCAACAAAATTGCAATATCGTATTCTGGGTTGATCATGCAAATAAATCCTCATTCCATTCTCTATGGCCTTCTCTATAGGCCATGTTTGCTTGTGTTTCACGCACTTCCACTCGGTAGCACCACAAACGACTTGCTTCGTATTCTCCCCAGAAGTCAGGAATGTAAACACCATTCACATACTTGTACAGCATGTCTGCCAGGCCTTCGCATCCCAGTCGAGGAAGGATAGTAAGTTTGGCCATTTTCCGCTCTTGCAATAGTCGGTATGTTGCCAGTTCCGGGTCATCTGCAGATACCAGCAAGGTATGATCAAATTGATCTTCCAAGATCTTCTTTAGTTCCTTGAGGCCGCCATAGTCGGCAGCCCAGTTGCGCACATCCAAATCGTCTGTGCCAAAATAAAACTTCATTGAAAAACTGTAACCGTGAATTAGATTGCAGTGGCTGTCGGCACGCCATTGACGGTATGCGCAGGGAAAAGCATCGTGATACTCTTTGGTGCTGGTGTATGTGTATTGACGGGGTTGATTTGCCATATTGTCCTCCTATGTATTATAGCATAGGCAGCAGAGTTTGTAAAGCGGGATGATGCCGGACAGACCGCTGAGTAAGTATTTACTCAAGCAATTGAGACAGCAATTGTTCTTTGGTACCCAAAAGCGCACAGTCTAGTGTGCCCCATTTACCAGCAGCAATTGCTTTTCTAATAGATTGTTGATCCCCAGGGAAAAGATTAAATGGATACCAAAACTTAGGTCTAGGACTGGTTTTATAAATTAGAGATTTATTTTCGGTCATTGTTTTATTAACATTCCATTCATGTACAAATCCAGCAACTATTTCTGGACTCCAATAGAAAAATGCCCACGGATGTTGGTTTGTGCCAAGCGTCTCAATGTACAAGTCGCTTTCTTCTAAAACAAATCCATTGTAACAAGTTAACTGTGGTTCTAAATAAGTCATTTGCTCATGGTCTGGATAGTATTCTATCTGGAATCCAGAAAGTAATTTTCCTTTGCGCTCGTCTACAAATTTTTTTAAAAAACCAGCGGTAACTGCTCCCCCAAGCAGCCTTGGTTTGAGTGTATT